CTCGCCGCACTCGCCGCACTCTCCGCCGCACTCCTCTCCGCACTCGCCGCACTCCTCTCCGCACTCTCCGCACTCGCCGCACTCCACGCCGCACGCCACGCCGCACTCTCCGCACTCCTCGCCGCACTCCTGTTTTTAACCGTATCTTTCCTTAACACTTTCTTTGCGGCTTCAATGGCTTCTCTTGGTCTTTTATCATCAGGAAACACTTTCTCAAAGTTAGCCAATACGAGTTCAGCCGCATAAATAGCCAAACTAACGCTATCCTTTTTAGTCCATTTATATACTTCTAATACTCTCATATCTCGGCACACATATTTATCCGTACCCTTTATATACTCTTTCCCGATCTCCACTCTAGCAACTTCTTCCATGTTTGTATATTGCATAGCATCAATTATGCGTTTAGAAGCATGAAAACCACTGCTACATAAACAAAGTTCGCCTGCATAATGATTCCATACACCTTTTCTCCATTTAATGTTTCCGTTATTACTCTTTCTCCCCTTTTTGAATACTTTCCATAATTCCATAACTCTCCCCTCCTTTAGTTAAACAACCCAACAAAATCCCTAGTACAACTAGCGAAATAGTTCCCTACACTCTTGAAATTATCTCCTGCTTCACAAAACACCCTTGCAGTATCTCCGTATTTTCGCTCTATCATAGCGTAACGGATACTTTTTGCCCTACTTTGAACAATTGCCCCTATTAAATCGCCTTGCTTTAAAACTAACACAGGATTTATTACCAGTAACACGATTTCAACAATTAGTAACACTTTCGCCCATGCCTTAATCTTTTGCCCCCAGTTAGAGGGTAACAATGGTTTTCGCTCTTTTCTACCTGTTAATAGTTTCATGGTTAAACCTCACTTTCAGTTAGTCTTTTCCAGAGAAAACCTCCAGCGGTTTTACGCTTACCCCTAGAGGCTTCATTTATGTTCGAACAATTTATATTTGTTCTTAAAGAGGCTTCTGTATGGGACTTAAACTGTTGTATAAATACATCGTCTAACGAGTATTGGCAAACTGGAATGCTTTTAGCGAGACTTATATTTTCCGAGAGTTCTATAAATCTGCAATTATCCAGGACATAGTCTCCATCATTATTTATTCTATCAATACTAGCTTTTTTCATAAGGAAAGCCTTATCTCTATGCCAAAGCATTTTTATCTCTTCTAAAGTTAGATTAAACTTTATTCCTCTTTTCCCATAAGCATAATAACGATTGTGTTTTTTATAGTTGCATCTTTGCTTTGCTCCTCTATAAATTTTATCCCAAGGGTATTTTTTATTCCATTCTCGCATATACTCTGTTCTGTTCATGCCTATATCCTTTCTATATTTCTATTAACTCATATTCAAATATCTCTGTATTATTAGTTATAAATAATTCTGCTGCTTCACTTGTTTTAAACTCTAAGTATGATCCGTCTAGAGCTTGTAAGAACTCCCAGGTACAGGAACACTTGTTATTGTCTAATGCTATTAACCACATATTGACCCCTTTTCTTGTATGCCCTGACTTGGAACAGGGCTTGTCCTTTACAGCCCGAAGGCTGTCCTCAGGTTAACTTAAGTTTAGCTTGTCAACTATAAATTCTACTCTTTTTTGTTCAGTTGCTTTACTCATTAAACCTTTACTAGCAAGATATTTATTTACTGGAAACCAAACTTTACGATAATATTTATTAGATATTTTCTTTTTCATGTTTCTTGGGATATACTTTAAAAACCATTTTATAGTTGCTATTATACCGCTGTTATAGTACTGGTTTCCGCACTTCTTACAGTTAATAAAATATTTGTCTAATGTTATTGTTCCGCAACAATTACAACTTTTCATAATTATACCTCTTTTCTGTTTTGTTAGTTTAATAACTCTTACTTACTACACTATCAATTATAATGAAATATACATGTTAGTCAATATATTACAGCTGACTTTTGGACTCTTAACTAGTCTATTGATTTAGGTATTTATACCCCTCTTGCTATAGATTTCGGAACAATACCCCATTAAACAGCACCAGGAGGCTATTGGCTGGACTTTACCAATATACGCACCCAATCATACCAATATACCCATAATAATGGCTTAAATCAAAGATATGTGACGCTTTATTCCCCGTAAACTTGCTTTTGGGGTTTTAATATGATATACTTATAGTAGATAGTAAGGAATATTGTATAGTTAGTTATATATTTGTTATACTATACTCTTATTATATATATATTAATTAATAACATAACAAAGTAGTATATAGATTATGAATAAATATAAAGACTTGAAAACATACCGAAAAGATTTCCTTAAAGCATATGATATTGCCGGAGGAACAAGTAGATTAGCAATGATACTAAAGACTGATCAGAAGGCTTTTATGGAAATGACTAGTTTATTAACTAGATTGTTTCCAAGAGAAGTAAGTCTTAAGCATGATATACTAGTTAATTATATATCTACTGTGCCTTTAAAGGGTATTAGTACAGATACAGATACAGTTAAGATAATAGATAGTAGTATAGTAGTTGAACAAGATACAGAACAAGATACTGATACAGATACATAACACTAGTAGTTATATATAGTTATATACTATAGTAGTACTATAGTAGTACTATAGTTATTAACAGGTTATTAACAGGTTATACACAGGTTATACACAGGTTATTAACTATATAGTACAGTAACTAAAAGAATACTTACTATAATGTATTATAACAATCCTTTTGTATATATTGTTGTACTAGTACTTAGACACTGTATATGTATATATTAGTCTGTTTTAAAAAAAGCTATTATAATAACCTCTTTTTAAAAAATAGTAATATAACTTAGTAACTAACTTTTTATACTACTACTGTTATAAGATATTGAACAATAAGTAGAACAAGTAATAGAACAAGTAGAACAACAGTAGCAATAGCATAGACACAGGTTTTTATCAGTATACTTTATAGATTTGTTATACTATATGTTATATGTATAGATTATATAGGGAGAGGGGCAAGGAGAGGACCAAAATGGCAAAAGCAGGTAACCCGATATTAAGAGAGCTAGTTAAGCTCTTGAATAACGATACTAAAAGTAAGAGGGCGAAGGGGTTCAAGCTGGGCTCCAAGGAACGCAAGAGTGGGAACCCAATCCAACGTCATCTCAAGAGTATGAAGAAAAAGTAAGAAGGAGTCGCTATGAAGAACTGGACAGATATTTGTACATTGTGTAATGAAAAAGGTTGTTCTGGTTGCAGTGGAGCCCCAGACGAGAAATAAGGTTTTTGTTTGTGTTTTTAATCTTTGGCTTATATAAACTGTTTTTACGAGGGACCTTGCGTCCCGAGTCATCAGCAAACAACATATTGAAAAAAGTTTTATAAAAAAAAGTAAAGGTCAGCCCCGTTAAGAGTCAAGAAAGTTAGGTCATTATGAATTGCACAGCTATAAACTGCATCCGCCAGCATCACAACTCAACTATTCAAGGTGCATTTGCTATAGAAAGAACATGCCGGTACAAAGACACTGATTGTCCACTCAAACGAAAGGACTCCCGTGAATACAGGAATGCTCAGAACAGAAAAAGACAAGTGGTTGGAACTACTCCAGCTAACAGTAATGTGGAACAAAAAGCTAGCTAAGAATCTAACAGAGAACCAAAAGAAAGAAAACAAGGATTTGCGGGTAGGATAAAACAGAGCTTGTGAAGGTCCCAAAAGACCCTGGGCTTGCCTACCCCAACATATTAAATATGAGTGAAATACAAAGTACATATAAACCAACACCAACACAACTCCGTGCCCATACAGCTATGGAACGATACAAGCTGTTTGGCGGAGCTATGGGTGGAGGTAAGAGCCGATGGCTTTGTGAAGAAGTAAAAGCGATGTCAATGCAGTTCCCAGGTAACCGTATCATAATGGCACGATACCATCTCTCGGACTTCAAGAACAGCACACTCAAAACCCTACTAGAAGTTATACCAGAAACCCTCATCAGAGGACATAACAAACAAGAGGGTACAATAATCCTTATCAATGGTAGTGAGATAATATACATGGGGATGAGTGAAGAGACATCAGTATCCAAACTCAAGTCAATGGAGATAGGTGCTTTCGCATTCGATGAAGCTTCAGAGATACCAAAGAACCATTTCTTAATGGCACAGTCTCGGCTCCGTAGAAAACTCCCAGCGGGAGGTACACCACCTTTCTACGGTATCCTAGCTACCAACCCTGAAGATTGCTGGCTTAAAGACTATTTCGTTAACGGAGAAGGTGGAGATGATTGTATATTTATACCCTCGCTCCCTAAAGACAACCCATATCTCCCTGAAGACTATGAAGAACAGCTCCGTAAAACATACCCTGAAGATTGGATTAAACGGTTCCTTGAAGGTAACTGGGACGACCTAACATCAGGAGACAAAGTCATCCCTTCAGACTGGATACGTGCTTCAGTAAACAAAGAAATAACATTAGTAGATAAACCAATCATATCATGTGATGTTGCTCGATACGGAGACGATGAAATTGTTCTCCAGTACGGTAAAGGTAACCTACTAATAGAACAAGACATAAGTAAACGACAATCATTGATGGAAACAGTTGGGCGGATAGTAAACTACTCTAAGAAATACAACGCTGTTCGAGTAATGGTAGATGACGTAGGTCTAGGTGGAGGAGTAACTGACAGGCTCCGTGAGATGGGTATAAAAGTATCAGCTATCAATGGTGCTAACAAAGCACTCGAAGAACACAAATATGCTAACCTCCGAGCCAACATGTGGTTTTACGCAAGAGAACTATTTGAACAGGGCAAGGTATCCATCCCTAACGACCCTAAACTCATCCGTCAACTCGGTGCAGTAAAATACATTATCCATTCAACAGGTCGGTTACAGATAGAGAAAAAGGACGAGATAAAGAAGAGATTAGGTCGGTCACCAGATAGAGCCGATGCACTTATAATGTTATTATGGGGAGGAAAGTTCTTACGTGACCCTGCTAGGGATTTCACAAGAAGTGGAACACAACTCCAACAACTACAAGAAACACATGCTGGTGGTTATGGCAAGTGGTATGACGAGGGAATATAATGCCTGAAAGTAAATATGAACCAAATGTAAAAGATCAAAGTGATGATGTCTCAAGTTCTATTGAAGAACAAGAAGCATTGACTGATCTTCGTAAAAAGATAGAAATAGATTATACCAACACACAACGTTGGCGTACTAAAATGATTACTGCTACTAACCAACGACTCGGTGTTAAGAAAGCCACAACTATACCTTATGCCGGTGCACCTGATATACCTATGCCTGAAACTGACAAGGTCATCAAGAAGAGCACCCCTGACCTCGTCCTCTCAGCATGGAGTCCAAAAAAGATGTGTATAATAAAAGTTGAAGAAGGTGCTGACCCCAACCCTATTTTCATCCAACGTGCTCAACGAGCTGAGATGGCTATGAACAATCTCCTCAGGTCTAAACGGATGAACTGGTTCAATAAACTCAATCTTCTAGCCGATAACGCTAAACATTACGGTCATTGTATAGGACGACTCTTCGAAGACTTCTCAACACAAGTTAAACATAAAGCTATTGACCTCAACGAATATCCACCTGAGACAGTAGAACAACTAACAGAATACACAACAGATGAAAAGACCCAGTTCGTATCAGAATTATTCACACTCGACCCTGAAGACAAAACTGACAAGAAACTTATAGATAACATAATTAAACAGTTCAATGATGGTAAACAAGTTATTGAGTTCGATATGGAAGAAGTCGCTTCAATACCAAACGTATCAGTAGAAATCCCAACTAAAGTTACCGTCCCAGAATACACACCATCAGACATCAACAAAGCTAACCGTATCAAACTAGAAGTATTCTTCACTCGTCAAGAGATGGAAGAGTTCATGGATAACGGTACGTTCCTTAAGAAAGACCTCGACTCTATCCAACGAGAAGATTCCAAGAACGATGACGATGACCTAAACGAAGAACAGAAAGCACGGAACGAAGGTATTGACCGAACTGACCATGGTGACCTCTGGAAAGTTGATGTAGTAAACAGCTGGCAACGAAACGATAAAGACAAACTCCAAAAATGGGTTACAATGTATCTTTCTGACATAACAGCTATAGAAGAATCAGTCATCTACACCAAACCTTTCCACTTTGAATTTGAAGGACTAGACGATTCATGGGATTACGAAAAGTACGATAACGAAGTAAAAGACGATAGATATTATTCTTCACGTGGTGAACCTGAAATGATACGTGCACTTCAAGAAGTTATGGATAGAAGTATAAGTAACATGCTCATACGTGATGAAATAAACAACATGCCGATATGGGAAGTCCTTAACACTTCAGAAATAATGGACCAGCACGTTACAATGCGACCAGGTTCTAAACTCCCTGTATCACAAATAGGACAGGAAATAGGTCAGGTCAATAAAGGTATCTCAGTAGATATATCATCTGAACGTATCATGGGTCTTGTTAAAGCTAATGTTGAAGAGTACCGAGGTATAAACGACCAACTGTTCCGTAACGATACCAATGCAGGTGGAGAGAAGACTCTTGGTGGTATCAAAGAAGGTGTACGTCAATCAGCTCCACTTCACGGTATTGATGTAATGAGATGGAACATATTCTTAGGTAGAATCTATACAAAGTTGTTCCTCATCTTCAAAGAAAGATTAACTCGACCTCTAACAATCAACGGTGTAACAATAAACAAAGAAGACTTTGATTTCCCAGCTGATGTCCGTAGTAACGGTAGTTTAGAAATAGCTGATAATACATTGTCTGTACAGAAAGCTAACAATAGATTAATTGCTGCGACCCAAATGACACAACAAGGTGTAGCTAACCAAGAAGATGTATATAACGCATACCAAGACTGGTTAGAGAAAGATGGTGTTAAAGAACCTGATAAGTTCAGTACTAACCCAGCAGAAATCATGCAGACACAACTTGCTCAGATGCAACAACAGCTCCAACAGATGTCTCAACAAGCTGAACAGCTTCAAGAGGCTAATGTAGCATCAACTAAACAGCTCAACCGCACTAAACAAGCAGACATCAAAGGTAAGATTAAGAATATAGTTGAGGCAGAAGAAGGTGTTAAATCAATAGCGGAAGGTAGAAATAAAGATGCCAACTCCTGATATGGTTTCATTGATGACTAATGATATGGATAGAATGATTATGGGTACGCCCACTCTAGCTATCGAAAAGTTTATCTCTGATGAGAATGAAGGATGGACTACTGCTGTCAATGAAGAAGTTACTATAGCTTTTAATAAACTTAAATTAGCTAAAGAAGCTGAAGCTTTGAAAGAACTTGAACCAGAAAAAACTTTCGTCTTTGAGGAACCCGAACAATATATAGAAACTATACCTGAAGTTGAACCGCCTAACCCAGTTGAAGGTGTTCCGATAGAGGAACCTGAGAGTACTGTGGAAGGTGTACCAATAGAAGAACCAACGGGTACTGTAGAGACTAACCCTATAGCTGACCCACCTGACCCTAAGATAACTAAAGAGGCAGGTCGTGCTGGTGGGGTACAAGAGAGTGATGGTGGAGATAGAGTTAAATTCAAAACAGAAAATGGTGTTTTAGAAGTATGGAATAACTCTCCTTATTCGCCAGACAATCTTCCAGCTATAACTAATTTTGTAGTAGATGAAGAATATCGTGGAAAAGGTAAGGGTGGAAAACTCATAGATGATGCTGTAAAAAGGTTCCCTGATTTAGTGGCACAAACAACTAATATAAAGAGCCATGATTTGTTTTATAAGAAAGGGTTTAGACCTTTTGAAGAAAGCTCTGATACAAGTTTAGAACAGAGCAGAGAGATGTTTAAGGAACAAGAAACATTGTTAATGCAGAAACAATCATCTAGTACAGATACTGTTAAAGAAGCAGGTCGTGCTGGTGGGGTACAAGAAGAATTACCATCTGCAAGAGAAGAAGATGTATTCACAAGACCAGAATTCTTTGAAGATGGTGAGCCAGGAGTAAGTAATAAACTAGAAAACTTCTCTGAAGAGCGACCATTGTTAGCAGAAAACAAATTAAGAAAGTCTGTTGTGTCTAGAGATGAAGAAGGTAAGCCTCAAGGCGTACTCTCTTTTGATGTTGATGAAAATGGTGAACTAGATACAGAAAATGGTAATTCAGAAATATTTGTCAATCCTGATGTTCGTAGAAAAGGTATAGCAACAGAGTTAAGAAATAAAGCTAAAGAACTTGGTTTTGATATTTCTAAAATAGAAGGTAGATCGTTTACTAAAGATGGTAAAGCATTTGAACAGTCACAAGGAAGTAAAGGACAATAATGGAAACTAATAAGTTGTATGAAAAATTAGGCATAGCCAGAGAAGTAGTAAACACCCTAGACTCTAAGGGTTGGACTGAAACTATAGGTGTAATACTCAATTCAATGATTGACCAGATAGATGGTGGTGAAACAGCTAATGGTCGTAAAGGATACGGTATGATACATAACGCTACTACTGAAAAAGAAACTTACGAACTTATTGGTAGGAAAAAAGGATTAGTTGATCTCTACAACCGAGTCTATGACCATATCCATGCTATCCCACGTATCAAAGACGAGATAAAACGAGTTGAGGAAGCATCTAGTCGTATAGCTGAACCATACACTAACAGTATCTATGGAGAATCTGATGAGTCTACCTAAGCTCGGGATGTTCCATTCGGATGTCAAGAAACGAGTCAAGAATATAACTAACAACCCTGAAGCCACTGACAAGATGAGTGGTAACTTAGTAAAATCACTTATAGGTCAAGCTGAGAAACATGAGCCTGGTAGTGGAAAAGATATAATGAAAGAAATGTCTAATACAAATTTAAGAGGATACACAACAAATTATAAATCAAGAGGGTGTTATGCAGTACCATGTATAAACAAAATAGCATGTATGTATTCTGACACTCAAGTATGTTTAGAATGTTTTAAAAAAGACAAATACAAACCAGAGGAGCAAGAAAATGAATAGAGCCTGGTGTGATGAATGTCAACATGGTGGACCAATAGACGAAGACAATCGTTGTCTAGCATGTCTTGACAAAGGTAAGATAACAATAAATGTACCATATGGTGAACCAGTTGAAACACCTCGTGACCCTGTTATTGAAAAAGAGATTGAAGAAGTTAAAGAAGTTATGCAAAAAATTAGTCATCCTGTTGCTGATGTGACAGAAGAAATTGAATGTGAAACAAAAAGTACAAACGAATCTACTGGTATAACTCAAGTAGATAAAATCATGGCTGACGAGGTACCACCACCTAAGAAGAAACATGGTCGTCCTAAGAAGTCCTAAAGTTCTGGGAACTAAACCCTGTAGAGTTCTGGGACTCCAAAACCCTGAAGGAGAATTATGAAGAAAGAAACTGTAACTGAAGAACAGGTCGAAGAAACTACAGCAGACGATATCGCTGAAGACTTCGAAGAATCTACTGAAACCGATGAAGCCACGAATGAAGATAAAACTATAGCTGAAGAGCTAGAAGATACTCTTGACAATATGGCAGATGACCTCGAAACGCCAGAAATCGAAGAAGACCCATCCCCTTCTGAAACTGACGAGGAGACGCTTGATTCGTTTCTACCTAAAGATGGAGATATATTCAATCCTGATGGTAGAGATAAACGTATCAACAAGTTAACTAAAGAAAAGTATGAATACAAAGCTTCTATTGATGCTTTAAAAGCTGAAATATCCGAGTTGCGAGACGAAACTACTAAACCTGATAAGAACGATAAGGTTTATTCTAAATCAGAACTCTCTAACGCTATGAAACGTGCTATGGAGGACCAAGATTCTGCACTTGTACTAGAAATAGTCGAGCAGATGAATAAACAGACCGAATCTAAGCTCAGAAAAGAGTATACTAGCGAACTCAACAGAGAAAAAGATGCTTTAAAGAAACAAGAAGACCAATGGACTACTGTACAAGAACAGTATGCGTATTTAAGTGGTGGTGAAGGTGTAGAGTTGTACCATAACTCTAAAAACGAGCTCAACATAAACGATAAAGGTAGTAAAATTTATCAATTAGCTGCAGCTCTTTATAATTCACCGGATTACAACACTAGATACAAAGACACATCTAACGGTATTCAATTATCTTTTAGTGATGCGTTCAAACTCATTTTAGCTAAACGTAAATCGTCACCTGTAAAAACTTCTCGGGAGAAACTCCTTGAGAAGAAGATTACAAAAGCGAATCAAAAGACTTCTATAGGTTCACCTAAAGGTAGGAAAGCTTCTAAAGCTCCTGTTGAGAATAAAGTACAGAATCAAAAAGAAGTTCTAGATGAATATGTAAATGAACGAAAGAAGACTAAAGCAAAGAAAAGTATTGCTGGAGTCTAAATTAAAATGAAGGAGATAATATGTCCCAACAGATTTGGGCAGTAAACTCTCTTGGTGGTTATCTTTCAAACGAAAAGTTTTCTAAAAAGATGCGTCATGCGGCACAGCCGATGATGAAATTTAGACAATTTGTTGACCCTGAACCTGCTTCTGGCAGAGCTAATGGCGACAAAGTTCTTTTCGATAAAATAAGTAACATCTCTACACAAGGTGGAACACTTAATGAAACATCAACGATCCCGAAGAGAAACTTTACCATACGTCAGGGTACTTTAACAGTAACTGAATATGGTAATGCGATACCTTTTACATTAAAGGTACAGACACTTTCACAGGTTAGCGTACCAGACCAGATTAACACTGTTCTGCGTAACGACCTAGCAAAAGTGCTAGATTCAGCAGCAGCCGTACAGTTCCAGACAAGTGACTATAAAGCCACTATCTCGAACACTGCGACTACCACTTTTGGTACAGCAGGTGCAGCTCTTGCAACATCTAATGGCAGTATGTCTGACAAGAACGTCAGAGATGTTGTTGATAAGATGAAAGTTCTGAACATACCTAGATATGATGGTTCCAATTACATCTGTATAGGTTCAACTAACTCCATTAGAGGTCTATACGACTTCTTTGAAGCTAAAGCTCAGAACACAACTATGGAACCATTGTTTAATGGTGAAATAGGTAGATACTACGGTTGTCGATTCATGGAAGAAACAAGTTTCTTAGCCAACACATTGGGGTCCGCCTCAGTTGATGGTGAAGCTATTTTCTTCGGTGCGGATGCTGTCCGTGAGGGTATTGTTATACCAGAAAACATCAGAATTGATCTCCCGAAAGATTTCGGTAGAGACCAAGGTGTTGCATGGTATGCATTGACTGGTTTCAACAAGACGTGGGATTATTCCACTGATGGTGAAACTAGAATTATACACGTAACAAGTTTATAAGGAGGTATTATGAGTCCTAGTTATTCAGAAACCAAATATGGGCTTGTTCGTAGAGCATTTTTCAATGGTGCAGGAAGTACGACAGATGATGTCGCTTCTGCTGGTACCAATACTGAGATGTTCTGTGTACTGCCCAAAAAATCCCAGATTGTAAAATTTGGTATTATAGCTGCAAGTGTTGATGTAGTTATGGCTACTGATGATGGGTTCGAACTCCGAACTCAGAACGGTACCAAACTCGCAACATGGGTTGCTGATGGTGATTATACCCTCGGCACAGGTGACGCTAGTGGAGCTGCTCCAGAAACTGCAACAACTATTGCCAAGAATCACGGTATGGTTGCTTGTGTAGGTTCAAACACTGGTGCTTCTGGTAGTGTAGTCTACTTTGTAGATTATCGTGAACAGTTTAACTGTGACGAACCTGAAGACTAAACAATAACTGAGGGGGGTCCTTCGGGACCTCCTTCATTATCAGAGGAGCGTACATGAAAGTTGTACACGTAGGACACCATTGTTGTATACGTATGGTGAAAGAAGCTTTAGCATTAACTAAGAACCATGACGTACATCTCATAGGATTCAAGAAACCTAATGCTAGAGAATACTTCAAAACATTTGTTCTTTGTCATACCGTAGACCAGCTCAAAGAAGCAGTCAAACTCCATAAAGATGCTGACATATTCCATGTACATAACGAACCTAATTGGATGGTTGAAGTTGTACGGTCTATTACTGAGAAACCAATAGTACTTGATATGCATGATTCTATGCAATATCGTACTGACGACCCACAATATAAAAGTGCAGCTGAACGGTTAGCACTCGAGTTAGCTGATGGTGTGGTCTATGTAAGTGACGAATGTAAACGGATTACTGAAACCAATTCCTATGTAGACAAATCTAAACCTAACATAGTATTACCACCATATGTCAACAAGATGTTCTATAAGACTAAAGATTGGGCATATAGAGGTGGACTAGTATACCAAGGGCTCGTCAGTACAGATAAGTCTTCAGAGTACATGAAATACGCAGATTACAAGAACCTCCTCACCCAATGTAAAGAAAAAGATATACCGTTTCATATGTACACATCTAACATAGACAAGTATTTAAAAGACTATTATGAAGGAGTTGAGACACTTGAAACACTTACTTATAACCATCTTATTGGTAACCTTGGTCATTATGATTGGGGGCTTTGTGGCAATGTCGACAAGTACCAAGAGTGGGATGTTGCGATGCCTAACAAGCTCTTTGAATACATGGCAGGAGGAATCCCGATTGTGGCTATTAATGCAACCTCAGTTGGAGACTTTGTGGAAGAGCAGGGTGTTGGAATCTCAATCTCCAACCTAACCCAATTATCAAATCGTTGGGAAGAACGAGCTGAATGTCAGAAACAAGTATTTAAAGTGCGTGAACAATTCTGTATGGAAAACCATATTGGTAAATTGGAGAAGATGTACAAATGTCTAAAATAAGAACTTCGGGGAGAATGTTGCGTGACTTATATGACACTATACTTAAGATTAAAGATGTTGAGCTTAAAGATCAAGCTGAGACTTATCTTATTGAAGCATATAAAGCGATAGCTGAACCAGGTAAAGATATGGAGACATATATGGGGAAGCTCAAGGCTGCTCGCAAGTATCGTGAAAGTATAACTCGGGTAAGAAACCATAAACGGAACCTTGATGGTATGAAACATTATCCTACTTTGATAGACAGGTTAGATGAGATTGAAAGGCGACTTGGTGATGAAACCTAAAGTAACATTCATAATGCCTAGTATAAACGATGAGTACCTTGAAGAGGCAATCCAATCTATACGTAACCAGTCTCTAGAAGAATGGGAACTGATAATATTCAACAACAACCCAGACAGGATACTTGATGTAAATGACGACAGAACGAAAGTGGTTAATACTCAAAATTGGTCGTTGCCGAGATGCTTTAATGAAGGTCATGACATGGCTAATTCTGACATCATACTTCATCATTCTGATGACGACATTTCATTCCCTCATCGGGCGGAAATTACCTACAACGAGATTGTTCAGGGGACCGACCTTTTTTGTGGTTCCTATGTAGCAGTAAACAATAACAAGAATATAAGATATTATTACCATACACCAGATGTTTTTGATTTTAAGTTTCAACGTTTTCATGGAAATAGCGTTCCGTTACTCGTGGCTGGTTATCGCCTTTCGAAGTCCCCTAAATACCGTTTTGCTTTTCCGCTTCTCCATGACTATGCTTTTGTCATGGACTATTATTTAAGTGGGATGAACTATAAAGGGTCATTAACTCCATTAGCTTTCAGAAGAATAAGTGGTGATTCGTTTCAACACACAAATTATGAGATTAAAGAAAAAGAGGAAGACGGGTTGCGTAAGATATATTGTGATGAATGGTTGAGAACAAAAAGGACGACTGAGTATATATGAAGATAAGATTTTTCACATACTGGAACAATGTTTGGGTACCTTACATAACAGACTATTTCAAAGCTAAACATTATGATGTTGATTTTTATATAGGTGCACAGATTAACATTAAAGATGTAGAGGAATGTGATGTAGCTGTATTTATGTGGGCTAATGAACATGTAATTGAGCTCACTCGTCAACGACTCAAGTATGCTAAGAAATACATTGTCTTCATTCGTAGTTACGAGATATTCTTTGAACACATAAAGAAAGTCAAATGGAACCGTGTAGATG